ACCGCAGGCACCAACGATTCTTTGTATCTGAATGACAAAATTGATGATGGACGTATGCGCGCGCAAGCGGGGCAAACATCGTCAGTTGCTTTTTTTGAATGGTCTGCACCTGATGATGTGGACATTGCTGATGAAAACGTTTGGGCTGCGTGCATGCCTGCGTTGGGTATCACTGTTCCGGTTGCTGCGATCCGTTCCGATTTTGAATCTATGCGTGAACCGGAATTCCGGCGGGCGTATTTGAATCAGCGACAGGACCGCAGTGCAACGGCACCGTGGCAGGTGATTGCTGAACTTGATTGGTTGGGTTGCATTGACCGGCGTTCCCGCATTGATGATGAACCAACGTTGGCGTTGGATGTGACACCTTCACGTTCCATGTCATCGTTGTGTGCAGCCGGGTTGCGGTCTGATGGCCTCGCTCATGTGGAAGTTATTGGCAACCGTCCCGGTACTAGTTGGGTGTTGGATTGGTTTGCCGCTGATGACCGGGCCAGCAAATACCGCAATGTGATCATTGACCCGGTTGGTGCAGCCGGTTCCCTTGTCGGGGAACTACGCGCGCTAGGTGTCACGGTCACTGAAATCAGTACCCGGCAGATGGTTACAGGTTGCGGCAGATTTTTTGACACAGTGAAAACGCAACAGTTGCGGCACATTGATCAAACCCCTTTGACCGCTGCGGTGGCAGGTGCCAAACGTAGGGCGTTGGGTGATGCGTGGGCGTGGCATCGTCGTGACACCACGGTTGATGTTTCGCCTTTGGTTGCTGCAACACTCGCATTGTTTGGGCATGTGTCTACGGATTTGCGCCCTAGTTCTGAACCGCAGATTGTTGACCCGTGGGGTGTGTTGGATGCGTGACATGTTGACAACAGTTTTTGAAACCATCGGGGCCGGATTGATTGTTGCCGGGGTTGCGTTGGCGTTCGGCATTTCGTTTGCATTGATCACTGCCGGTGTGCTGCTGATCGGTGCCTGTTACTTGGTGGCCACTAGATGAGTCTCTTTTCAAAGCGTGCATTGTTGGCACCTGACCCAATCAAAACTTCAAACTGGATTCCCGGCCCGAACTGGTCCGGTGAAAACGTCAGTGAATCCAATGCGTTAGAAGTCACCGCAGTGTTGGCGTGTGTTTCATTGCTTGCCGATTCTGTTGCATCGTTACCGGTGCGTGCAATCAAACATGTTGGTGACCGCAATGAACGCGTGCAAATCCCGGCGTGGCTTTCCAACAGTTCAACAGTCACACAATATGAACTGATGCACATGATCGTGACATCACTGGCATTGCATGGCAACGCCTACATTTTCATTGATCGCGAATCTGCTACATCAATGCCGGTGTCAGTGCAACCGTTGCACCCACAGGATGTGCAGGTGACGATTGTGAATCGTCAGCGGTACTACACCACCGGCGGTTTCACCATTCCGGCAGACAACATGCTGCATTTGCGTTGGTGGACACCACCGCAGGCGGCAAAAGGTTTGTCACCAATTGAGATGCAAAAAACCACTATTGGTTTGGCGTTGGCGATGGAACGCCATTTGTCACAGTTCTACGGTGAAGGGGCAACCCCGTCATCCGTGTTGGAAGTTGATGGCGACATGACCGCCGAACAGGCGCGTGTGTTGCAGGCCACATGGGAAACACAGAACCGCCGTCGCCGCAAACCGGCAGTGCTGACCGGTGGTATGAAATGGAAACCAATTCAAACTTCCGCTGCCGATTCGCAAATGAACGAAACACGCGCGGAACAGATTGCACAGGTTGCCCGTATCTTCCGTGTCCCCGCATACATGATTGGTGCGCGCGGTGATTCGCAGACATATCAAAACACCGAATCAGCAGGCATTCACTTTGTCACCTACACATTGTTGCCGTGGTTGAAACGCATTGAAATGGCATTGTCAACGTTGATGCCTGAACCAAATGAAATTGTGTTTGACACGGCAGGGTTCTTGCGTGCCGATCAAATCACCCGGTTGCGTGCATATCAGGTTGGCATCATGTCGGGCATTCTCACACCCAATGAGGCGCGCGCCAATGAAGGCCGTGAACCGTACACAGGTGGCGATGAATTCGTCATGGCGTTGCCCGGTGCGCCCATGAGTACACCAACCGATCCATCAGGCGTTGATGCCAACCCACCGGAATGAACTGATGCCGTACACAATCAGTGAAAACGCAGATGGTTGCGATGGGTTCGCAGTAGTGAAAGAAAATGAAACCACACCTGTGCCCGGTGGATGTCACCCAACTATGGATGAAGCACAGGCACATTTGGTTGCATTAGAAATTGCAACTGAGGGTGAGTATCAGCGTGCGTTGGATTCATACCCGCCAACTGATGGCATGGTTGATGAAGCGCAACGCGGTTTGGACTGGCGACGCGAACACAACCGCGGCGGCACTGCAATTGGCATTGCCCGTGCGCGTGACATTGTGAACCGCCGTGATCTGCCAATTGATACATGGCGCAGGATCAAAGCCTATTTTGACCGGCACGAAATCGACAAACAAGGTGAAGGGTGGGGACCGGATGAACCCGGCTACCCGTCCAATGGCCGCATTGCATGGGCATTGTGGGGTGGTGATGCAGGTTATTCACGCGCCAAAACAATCATGCAACAGGTCACCGCTGATGATTCAAGGACAGACATGGAAACCGAAACACGAAACGGTGAAGGCGTTTATCCGCTGACACCGCGACAGGTTGCACAGTATGACAATGATGAATCATTGGTTGAACTGTTCGGCAAATATGATCAGGGCATTGGCCCTGATGGTGCGCACTATGTTGCGCAATCACCGTTTGCTGATGATGGCATGGTGTGCAGCAGTTGCGTATTTTTTGAAGGCGGCAACGCCTGTGAAATCGTTGATGGTGTGATTGCACCGTCAGGGATTTGCAAACGCTGGATCATCGCAGGGGATTTGATTGGAACACCGGTTGATGTTCCGGTGCCTACTGAAATGGAACCTGCAATGAATGATGAACCAATGGTTGATGAACCAATGGATGAACTGGCAACTGTCCGCTATTCAACACTTGAAATTGAGAACCGCCGTGTGGGTGGGCGTGATGTTGAATTCCGCAGTGTCGAAGTTGGTGGGTTGGAACTGCGTGCCATTGATGGCAGCAGTGATGCACCCATTCAATTCAGCGGATACGCAGCCGTGTTCAATTCACCATCGGAACCGTTGCCGTTCATTGAAACAATTGCACCCGGTGCGTTTCGCCGTTCACTGAACAGCGGGCGTGAAGTTCGCTTATTCATCAACCATGACATGGGCCAACCCCTTGCGACTACGCGCAACGGCAGCATGCGTTTGTATGAGGATGAACGTGGTTTGAAAGTTGAGGCGACACTGCCGGATACAACCGCAGCGCGCGACCTCGCAACCCTCATTGATGCCGGTGTTGTGCATTCAATGTCGTTTGGATTTTCAATTCCAACCGGCGGCGATGCATGGTCCGAAGATGGCAGCAGTCGTGAACTGCGAGAAATCATGCTAGTGGAAACGTCCATCGTCACCGGCTTCCCGGCATATCCTGCAACCGCAGGCACACAGGTGCGTGCGATTGATGAAACCGATGATGCAGACAACACACCCGGCATGCCGGTTGCGTTGGCGCGTCGAATGATCGAACTAGCCGAAAAGCGTTAGTGCGAAACATCGCAGCCCGGAACAGTTGCCCGGACCATTTGCGCAATGGCACCACCAACCTGAAACCACCTGCACACAAAACAAACCCCCTATCCCGTCCATGAAAGGACAATCAAATGGCTGATGAACTCGTCACCCGTCTGACCGAACAGCGCGCCAGCGCATGGGAACAGGCCAAAAGCCTGTTGGACCATGCTGCCGCTGAAGGTCGCGATCTTTCCGGTGAAGAATCGGAACAGTTCAACCGCATCAATGATGACATTGATGCACTAGATTTCCGCCGCAAGTTTCTCATTGATGGTGAAGCGCGTGAGCGTGCCATCGATGAATCACGCGCTGCACTTGGCCTTCCCGCCGATTTCGGTTCGCGTGAAGTTGCTGCACATGTTGAGAATGATTCGGACATCATCCGTGCAATTGCTATGGGTGAGCGTCGCAACCATTCGTTTGAACAGCGTGATGTGACGAAGGGCAGCACCGGCGCACCGGTTCCCACTTCGTTCTATGACCGTCTTGTTGAACACCTTGTTGTTCAGGGTCCGATGCTTGACGGCAATGTTGTCACCATCCTGACCACGGCATCAGGCGAGAACCTGCAAATTCCGCGCACCAGCACCTACACTGCCCCCGGCATTGTTGGTGAAGGTACTGCGATTCCTGAGAGTGATCCCACGTTTGCATCGTTCGTGACGCTTGGGGCCTTCAAGTTCGCGAGCACGTTCCAACTGACCCGCGAACTGGTAGAGGATGCATCGATGGGGGTCAATCTTCTTGATTTTGTCGCCCGTCAGGCATCAGTGGGAATGGGCACAGCGGTCAACGCTTCGCTCACCACTGGCACCGGCACCACGCAACCAAACGGAATTGTCAATGGCGCATCGTCTGCCGTTACCGGTGGAACCGGAACGCTTGGTGGACCCTCTGCCGACAATCTGATTGACATGGTTTACACCTGCCCATCACCGTATCGCCGCCAAGGCGCTGCATGGCAGATGCGTTCCAGCACGCTCGGCGTTGTCCGTAAGTTGAAGGACACACAGGGCCAGTACCTTTGGGCACCGGGCCTTGTGCCGGGTCAGCCTGATCAGTTGCTTGGATATCCGGTTTATGAAAACCCGGATGTTGCAGCAATCGGAACCGCCGCGAAGTCGGTTCTGTTCGGTAATTTCGCCAGTGCGTACTATGTGCGTCAGGTTCGCGGAATTGATGTTGCCCGTGATGACAGCGTTGGATTTGTCAACGATCTGATCACGTTCCGTGTCACATGGCGTGGTGACGGCAACGTTGTCGATCCGAACGCAGTGTGGTACTTCAAGGGCGGCACCGCCGTCTGATTCAACCATTCATTTGGTTGACAAATTCGCGTGTGATGGGTTCGCAACTTGCCCGTGGTTGCAACCCATCACACGCACCACGGGCAAAACGAAACAGGGGAAAAACTTATGGGCAAGAAACAACGCAATGTTCAACACAATGGACGTGTCACAACACGCACACCCGCCGAACAGGTTGGTGTTCTCATTCATTCAAACGCGCCGTGGGCCAACACCGGCTATGGCGTGCAAACAGGGGCATTGGCAAAAGCCTGCCAACAGGCAGGCCGCACCGTCACCCTGTCAGTGAACTACGGGTTGCAAGGTGGCATATCAGGTTGGGAAGGCATTGAAGTATTGCCAACCGGATTCCATCCGTACAGTGCAGACATACTTGGCGCACACACCCGCTACACAGAAGAAACAACCGGACAACCAACAGCGTTGATCACACTGTTTGATTGTTGGGTGTACAAAGGACGCGACAACAGCACCATCCCCGTGATTGCATCATGGGTGCCAATCGATCATTTGCCCGCACCAAACGATGTGATGGAATGGTGCAACCAAACAAACGTGCTGCCTATTGCAATGTCACGTTTCGGTTTGGACATGCTGAACAATGCAGGCATTGAATCAATGTATGCACCACACGGGGTGAACACATCTGTGTTCCACCCTGACGCAACCATTGATGGCATACCGGGCCGCACTGCATTGGGCATTCCTGATGATGCATTCATGGTTGGCATTGTTGCCGCAAACAAAGGCACCGCACCGATCCGCAAAGCATTCGGTGAGAACCTTTTGGCAATGGGCCAGTTCATGGCTGAACATGATGATGTTTGGCTTTACATGCACACCGAAAAGAAAGGTGCGCAAGGCGGCATTGATTTGATGCGCCTGATGGATGCCTGCGGTATCCCTGCCAACCGCACAGTGTGGGTTGACCAGTGGGGCTACTACGCAGGTTTATCATCGGAAGTGATTGCCGGTTTGATGGCATCAATGGATGTGAATTTGCTGGCATCACGCGGCGAAGGGTTCGGGGTTCCCGTACTAGAAACTGCAGCGTGTGGCGTGCCATCCATCGTTTCCAACTTTACGGCACAACCTGAATTGGTGGAAGGTTCAGGATGGTTGACCGCAGTGCAACCGGATTGGGATGCGGCACAGGCAACATGGTTTGCCACACCGCTGATCCATTCCATTGTTGAAAATCTGAATGACGCATATGAACACGCACGCGATGCGCACCGCCGTGAGGCTGCCCGTGCGCACGCTGAAACATATGACCATGCCATTGTGTTTGAAAAGTATTGGCAACCAATCCTTTCTCACATTGATGAACTGATGGCCAAATGAGTACGGCACAAATTCCGTGGGGATTGTTGGGGCAACGGTTGCATGCGTTTGAACGCATCACCGCCATGTTGAAACCCGGATGTGTGATTGTTGAAACCGGCACTGTCAGGTTGGCAGGCAATTGGGGTGGCGATGGCCAGTCAACTGTTGTGTGGAATGCCTACGCTGAACTGTTGGGTGGGCATGTCACAACAATTGATTTGGACCCGGTAGGTGCTGAACTGGTTGAACAAATGGGTTTGGCCAACACCACTGCCATCACCGGTGATTCACTGGAAGTGTTGCCCACCCTCACCGTGTCGCAAATTGATTTCCTTTATTTGGATTCGTTTGATGTGGATTGGAATAACACCACCCCGGCAGCGGAACATCATTTGGCTGAACTGAAAATTGTTTGGCCACTACTCAAACCCGGTTCCATTGTGGCCGTTGACGACAATCGAAACGGCCACGGCAAAGGTGAACTGGTCGCAGCGCATATGGCTGCAAATGATGTTCCCGAAATTTTGAACGAATACGTGCGCGTATGGAAGGTTCCACAGTGACAATCACAAACGGATATTGCACACTTGGCGAATTGAAAGCCGTGTTGCGCATCATGGACACAGTTGATGATGAACTGTTGGAATCACGAATCAGTGAGGCCTCACGCGTTATTGACCAGCATTGTGATCGCAGGTTCTATGCTGACGCAACTGCAACGGCACGGGTGTTTGTGGCAAACGCAACTGATGTTGTGTTTGTTGATGACATTGCAACCGTCACAGGTTTGGTTGTGAAAACTGACAGTGCAGGCGACGGCACCTATCTGACCACCCTGACCGCATCGCAGTTTCAAAACGAACCATTGAACGCAACATCAAAAGGGTTGCCCATCACATCGATCCGTGGCACCGCCACCGGTGTGTTCCCAACCATCGCTGCCCCGGCAGGTGTGCAGGTCACTGCAAAATGGGGGTGGCCTTCCGTGCCTGAACCTGTGAAATCTGCATGCATTCTGCTGGCAGGTCGATTGGTGAAGCGTGGCGATAGTTTGCTCGGCGTGGCCGGGTTCGGGGATTTGGGGGCCATAACCGTCAGGGCCATTGACCCTGATGTTGAACGCATGTTGCGCCCCTACCGTATTGCGGTGGTTGCGTAATGGCAGGCACCGGCACAGACATTCAAAACGCATTGGCCGTAGCGTTGGCAACCATTCCCGGTTTGCGTGTCGCAGATCATTTGCCGGAACAGGTTGCACCGCCAATGGCAGTGATCCAACTGCAATCAGTTACATACCATCGTGCAATGCGTGGCGGTTTGTCTGAATGGCGTTATGTCATTTCGCTGATTGCAGGCCGAATGGGTGATCGTGCGGCACAACGCCAAATGGATGGTTGGTTGTCATACGGTGACGTGCAATCTGTGCGTGCCGCTATTGAGGCTGATCAAACATTGGATGGCAATGCATCAACTTTGATTGTTGATGAAATGGTGAGCGTGCGCCCGCTGTCAATCGGTGATGCCGCCTACACCACCTGTGAATTCAATATCACTGTTCACGCCTAGAAAGGGACAAACGTGAGTGAATACAAAATCGTAGGCAACCACAATGTGGTTGACCGCGAACCCGGCAGCATCATCACCGATGATGACCTTGCCGCAGTGGATGTTCAACATCTGATTGATGCAGGACATATCACGCCAGTATCCAAAGCGGCGAAGGCCGCACCCGTCACCAATGAAAAGGACTGAGCCAAATGGCACAGGTAATTACTAATGCAGCCGTCACCATTGGTGGCGTAGATTTGAGTCAGCACATCACAAAGGTCACGTTGTCATCAACGCGCGCCGAAATCGAAACCACCACGTTCGGCAACACTGCCAAACGGCGTGTTGGTGGACTCGCTGACAACAGTGTTTCCCTTGATTTCAACAATGACTATGTTGGCGCAGGCAGTGTGGAAGCAACTCTGTACCCGCTACTTGGCAGCACCGCCGCAGTTGTTGTTCGACCGAACGGAACCACCACCGGTACCGCTAACCCTTCGTACACCTTCAATGTGTTGGTGACTGAATGGATGCCACTGGATGCGCAGGTTGGCGAACTGACCACTGCATCAATCACATGGCCAGTTGACGGCACCATCGCAAAGGCGACCGCCTAATCATGGCCGCGTTGATGCGCTTACGGGTCGTACCTTCTGAGGGTGAAGCGTATGATGTGAATGTCACACCACTGGTGATTGTGTCCGCCGAACGTCAGTTCGGTAAGGGCATGCAACAGTTGTTTGGGGAATCTGCGTCATATGAGGCGTTGTGTTGGGCCGCATGGAAAGCCTCACATGTTTCAGGTCGTGTTGTGAAACCGTTTGATGAATGGTTGCAGGGCATTGACAGCATTGAAGCCGGTGAGGTTGAGCGCGTCCCTTTGGCGAATCCATGACATTGCTGGTGGCACAGGTTGCTGTTGCCACCAGCATTTCCCCTGTTGATTTGTTGAACACACCGCCGGACATTTTTTTTGCAATGGTTGGTTTGTTGAAACAACAGGCACGCGAACGGTCACGCTAGGAAAACGTCATGGCATCGAAGAGACCCAAACCGTCATTCACCGCAAAGGCACAGGCCGATTTCACAGGCCGTGCCGGTTGGGATTTGGACGCGTCGTTGTACAACTACGCTGAAACAAAAGCGTTGATGAAAAAGACGGACCCGGAACTACGCAAAGCAATGGATAAAACAATCAAAGATTTGTTGAATCCGATTGCGAAACGTGCAAAATCGTTTGTGCCTGATCAACCATTGTCAGGTTGGAACTACGGGGATGCAGGTGAAAGGTATTTGCCTAGCCGTTTGCCGTTTTGGAATCCTTCACTGGCCAAACGTGGCATTGCAGTGAGGCAGGGTGGCAGACGTTCCAAAGGTGCAGTGACACAAGCGGCATGGAAAATTTCAAACAGTTCCGGTGCCGGTGCAGCATTTGAAACCGCAGGGCGCGGCCCATCCAAACATGCGTTTGTGAAAGCAATACAAAATACGCATGGCAAACCATCACGCCTGATTTGGCGTGCATGGGATGAAGCGGGTGGTGAAAAAAACGTTGTTGGTGAAGTGCGGGCAACGGTCAATGAGTATGAATCACTACTGCAAACGCAGTTGAACGCAATGAGATAGGGGCCGGTCATGGCTGTTGTGCTGAACGTCATATCGACTTTCAACGATAAAGGATTGAAAAGCGCAACAAATGAACTGGACAAGTTCAGCAAGGCCACCACTGAAAAGTTGAGCAGCACCACCAAAGCAATGGGTGCAGTTGGTGCCGGTATTCTTGCCGGTGCCGGTGCCGTTGGTGTTGGGTTGTATCAAATCGGGTCATCGTTTGATGAGGCGTTTGATGCGATCCGTACCGGAACCGGTGCAACCGGGCCTGTGTTGGATCAGTTGAAAAACGATATGAAAGCGGTGGCCAGTGCGGTCCCTGCATCGTTTGGCGATGCCGGTGCCGCTATTACCGGATTCAATCAAAAACTTGGGTTGACCGGTAAGCCGTTGCAACTGCTATCTGAACAGGCGTTGGAACTGTCCCGGATTACCGGTACAGAACTGGCGGGCAATGTAGAATCCATCACCAATGTGATGCAAAACTTTGGTGTGTCTGCCGGGGATCAGTCCGGCAAACTTGATTTGTTGTTCAGGGCCTCGCAAGCATCAGGTGTTTCCGTTTCTGCCCTATCAGAGCAAATGTCCGGTGCCGGTGTCGTATTGCGTTCCGTTGGTTTGGATTTCGACCAATCCGCTGCGTTCCTCGCTACGTTGGGCAAGGCTGGAATTGATGCATCAGATGTGATGCCTGCCCTGTCCAAATCATTAGCGGTTGCAGCGAAGAACGGCAAGGACGCCACCACAGTTTTCAATGACACCTTCAATGCAATCAAAAACGCACCCAACGATGTTGATGCTGCGGGTGTTGCGTTGGATGTGTTTGGTGCAAAGGCTGGCCCCAAGTTTGCTGCAATGATCCGTGAAGGCAAACTGTCCTATCAGGACATGTTGGCTGCAATGCAGGGTGGCAGTGAAACCATTTTGGGTGCAGGCGCAGACACACAAGATTTTGGTGAGAAACTGACCCTGTTGAAAAACAGGGTTTTTGTCGCGTTGGAACCAATCGCCACGCAGGTGTTCAACGCCATTGG